AGTAATGTTCTGTCTGCATCAGTAACAGTTCCACTACCTTTAGTAACTGCTTTTAAAGATGTAAATCTTGTTTCATCGCTTACAGATTTCTTTGTATCTGTTCTTGTTTCATTAATGTTGACTGATGATACTTCTTGTTCTTTTCCATTCCCAGTTCCTTTAGATTTTACTCCATAGGAAGATGTTGTTCCAGCTACATTGCTGTAAAATTTATCCAAGTATTGACTGTATCCAGCTTGACCCATTTTGCCATAGGATTCCATTGCTCCCAATCGCATCAGACTTGATGCTGGCATTGGAGCTGCGAATGACAATGCTGCCAAAGCCATTGCTTTTATTTTTTGTTGTCTTTTGTGCATCGGTTGTGAGATAGCAGTTGATGTCATAATTCCCGTTGGATCACCTGATCCCATAGCAGAATTAGATATGCCATATTTCAATTCATTCCATAATGCAGAACCTTTTGCAACTCCTGATTTTTCTAAATATTCATCTGTAGCTGCAGATGCCTCTTGTCCATAAAAACCAGTTCCACCTTTTGTTCCAGTTAATTTACTTGCATACATTCCAGTTGTTTTTCCTTTTTGCAAGTAATCCATTGGGCCAGCTTTTGTTTCAACAAGACCTAATTTTTCTTGAACATATCTTCTTCCTTCTTCAATTCCAGTTGTCTTTAATTCAAATTTTTTTGCTTCTTTTGTTTTCTTTGCTGTTAAGCCAGCAATAGCTTCTTTAGTAGCTCCTTTTGCCTTTAGCTTATTAATATTTGCTTGTAATTTCTTTTGTCTTTTATCGTGTTCACTTTCATTAGATCCACCAGATCCACTTCCACCAGAATAACTTCCACTATCAGTATTGCTACTGCTACTTGTTCCTTCCTTACTGGACATTATGTTTCCTCTCCTTCATAGAAGAATCCTCCACCACCAGCTTTGGAGAAAAGGGATCGAGTGCCAACCATTCCTTGTTCCTTGCGCCACTTCTTTTCCTTGTCTTTTTCGGCTTTAGCTTTCTTTGCAGCTTCTTCCTCCAGTCGCCTTGCTTCCATTTGTTTTTCTAGTTCTATATCACGAGGAGGAGCTTTTGGTTTAAATATTCCCATAATTATAACTTTATCTCATTAAATCCCTTTCTTTTCAACGCACAAAATAATTGATGGGGTGAAAAGATTAAAAAGTGGTTTAATCCCAATAATCGCTGAACATAAGAGGTACAGCTATGCTCCTTCAGCCAAGCTCCAAAGAGATTTGGCAAGGGTGATTTTTCTGTTTCTTTTACTGGAACCTTGATGATTTTTCCGTTAGTATTCTTAATGAATTGGAACAATGATTCAATATCCTTTTTTGTCAGGAGTTCCACCATGAGCTTCCCGTAAATATATTCTTGCAGCATCCAAGTATCCATTTCACTGAAGTATCCTATTACTCCACAATGCTTGAAGTTCTTCTTGAAGAATCGTAAAGACCAGTGATGATCTTTCGCTTCATAAAAATATACTAACCATTCCTTCTGAGGAAATCCCATGTGCTTTTAATTTTCTTTGGTTTAAATACTTCCCAGCCCTTTCTTGCAACATAAGGTTTCTTGTTTGATTTGCCAGCAATCAGACTTTTTCCTTCACCAGCTCCCATCATTAAATATTGCAGTGCATCGTGAACATGAGAATATCTGTTCTTGTATGGTCGGTCATCATAACGATCACCCGTCACTTGTATCCTTCTGTAATGGTATCCACCATTAAAACCTTTTTTGAGATTGATGCAGCTCTTGTCAACAAGGAATCCCACTTCCCCGTCTATCAGTCTGTTGACTGCAGTTTCGACTGCTTCAATTCTCAAGGAGACATCGTTGCTAGGAGCTGGTTTGGCAACTATGCCATTTTGTCGCATCACCTGAAAAGGTGTGCGTTCATCCGTTTGCGCACGGAAATCACCAGAAGGATCACCCCATATGTCCATCTCCAATCCCTTAAACTTCTTCGCTATTTCAGCCCTTAACAGTTCACTGAATCTTGTAATCCCCATATCAAAGCAAACAAGTTCGTGAACAATAAGCCACTTACCCATAGGAAGTCTTTGTCCGAATACTGCTGCTGGCGTTAGTCCGAAGTCAATGCCAACAAAGACTGGCACTTCAGCTATTGGTATGGTTTCCCGTGAAATGTGAAGTTCTTCCTTGAAACCAGAATAGACTGGTTTCCCTTCTTCCAATGAACCTAGCTTGTTCATTACATAAACATCAATCCAGCTTTTTGTTTTTCCTTTTATAATATTATTGTAATAGTTTTCCGTCAGGTTGTTTTTGTTTTCTGCTAGGGAATTGGATTCATATCCCTCTAATCTCTTGTTGTTCACTTTTTCAGTCATCCCTGATGGTTGGGTAAAGAAACTCCAGTTGTCAGGCTTCACCAACATCAGTGCTTCATCTCGTGAGATGTGATCTGGAACGGGAACATCACCAGCCATTACAGCCCACCAATGATCTTCTTCAGGAGCATTGGTATCGCAGATTACTCCGTACCAAGTAGCTCCCCCATCTCTCATACTCGGAAATCTTCCTACCCTCATAGTACAAGCATCAATAATGCTTTTCGGCAATTCCCTTGCCTCATTGATCCATACTCCCGTCAATTCCAATGACAGAAGTTTCTTGACATCTTCTGGTCTGTCCAGAGCAAGAAAGATGACTTCCAAGTCTATCTCCCCTTTTCTTATCCTATGCGTATAGGGAACGCTCCAAGCGAAATGACCAAAGTCATTCTCTGGAAACCAATCCAGCCAAGTCTTGATGGTCGTAGTTCTTAACTGTGGATTCGTATTTCGTATGACAGCCCATCTTGATTTTCGAAATCCGTCTTTCGCCTTTCCTTGAGCCAAAGCTCTCCTGAATATTTCCACGCAACACGCAACGGATTTACCTGATCCGACTGGGCCTCTCAGTCCTCGAAAGAAGTCATCAGACTTCATAAATTCCTTGAGGACAGCTCCGTTGGGTTTATAGACAAAATCCGTCATGATCCACAAGTGCTTAAGAATATTAGCACTAACAAGATGATAACGGTTACTTGGAACATTATTTTATCTGATCTATGTATTTCTTAATCATATCTTCAGCCACCTTCGGCCCAAGAGCTTCAATTAACTTATCAGCCTCTTTATCAGTTATAAATTCTTTTGGGTAATTTTTAAAATGAATTGTCTTGACAACTTTACGAAGTCTTTGTCTGTCTTGAAAAGTTATGTCGAAATGGGCGTTTGGGGAATTGGGCTTTCTTGTGTCCAGTTCTCCAGCCACCGTTCCGTATTTTTCTTTTAGGAGCTTCTCTTGTTCGGGTGTCAGGCTGTATAGTTTTTTCTTCTCTTGCTTCGACAGTGGTAGGTCTTTTAATGTCATTCAGGTATATCCTATACAGTTCCCAGTCCATTACCACCATAGGCGATTTATTGTTTCTTTTCAAGATTAAGAGGTCGGCTTTTCCTTTCCAGTCCTCAAGCTGCTTGAATCCTTCTCCGTTTTTCCTTGCTTTAACTTCTGCATTTGTTCCCTCGTGAAGGTCGTCAATAAAGACATCGTGAGGAAATGCAGAGATGGCTCCTGACATTGGCTGTCGTCTTGCCTTGTATCCTTCTTTCTTGTAGAGTTTGACAATTTCGTTCTCTACTCTAGTACCCTTTATTTTTGCTTTGCTTGACAACTTTCTTTCCCGTTTTCTTTGCTTCGGCTTTAGCCTTCTTCATTCCTGATTTTGTGTAGGAAAATTTTTTACTACCGACTTTAGGCACTGATCACCCCTTTCAATTTAAGATTCTCATGTCGCATAACCTTCTCCTTATCAATATGCCTTTCAAGGCTCTCCATAAGAATTTTATTGCTCTCCTTGAGCTTCTTGTTTTCTTCTTCTCGTTCCTTGAGTTTTTGTGATAAGTCTGCTGCGTTCATGTTAATCCTTTCTATGTTATACTGTGAAAAGAATAACAATAGAAGTAATTAATTAACTTCGCAACGCACAGATTTGAGATAAATTAGTTAAGTTTTCTTATTGATTGCCTTGAGTTGATTCCCCAACTTCTTAACTCCCGTTTTTTTCCAAACCCACGGAACAGTTGTTGGAATACCCCCTGACTTATACTGTGTCCAGACATTCTTTAATTTGGATGATACAGAGCTTTTAAAGTTTTTTATTTTAGCTTCTTTTACATTTTTTAATTTTTGGCTGAATGTTGGAACTGCATTCTTACCAAGAATTAATTTAGTCAGACCTTTTCTCGGTTTACGAACCTTTACAGCTTTCGTGTCTACTGGCCCACTTGCATAAAAGTTTGTCATAATATCAATCCTTTTCTTTGCCTAGTACTAGGAGCTTACCGATCTTAACCAGATCATAGCTACTATAGTCAAATATTCACCTTACACCAAAATCCCGTCTATTCAACGCACATTTATGAGGTGCTTTTTTTAACCTCTATTATGTGCGTAGGAGGAAAGACATGAATAGAGTTGAGTTTTTAAACCCCCCCAAGTGGTGGTTGAAAAACACTCTGTTGGAAAATCCCCTTAAATGTGGGGGGATTTACTTTCTTCGTGCAGACCTCACGTTAGGTCTATGTTGACAGACAGATTCGCATCTACGGAGTGTTGCACCCTGTCTGGCGCTCGTAGTCCAACCCGGTCTAGAATGTCTTTACTAG